GTTCATTAGACCATGTGTGACCGCCATCGTCCGACCAACGAAGCATGACTTTAGGATCTGAACCTTGAACTGTCCCGTCTAAACCAACGCCAGTCTGACAATCTAATTGAAGGCTATGCTGTGCGGTTCGATTAAGATTATTCTGACCTGTCGGCAGCGCGCGCCACGACCGCAACCATTTTTGAATACCACCTGCCTCTGTATAATCATTTAAATCATAAGCATAAATACCACCCGATTTATAATCGCCAATAACAATAGTATTGTTAAAATTCATTTGGCAATTACCACGGTGACGCGTAAACATGTCATTTTCCCACCCAGCGCGCTCATGCCATGCTTGCGTAGATACGTCATATACCCATGTCGTATTAGCAGTCGGAAAATTTAAAACATAAAAACTATGACCGTCCTGCTGATACGTATAGGCTACAGCATCAGATAATGTCGCGTATTGTTGAATTTGCCATTCAACGGCGTGGGTAGAGATACGTTGCCCTGCATACCCGTTCGAGACATATACAATACCATTACCGCGCGCGTCAGCACCAAGCCAATAGACGTTATTGTCCATTTTGGCGACTGAATACGCAGCAAGACAGCCAGTTTCAATAAACGCGCCTTGAATACGCGCTAAAGGAAACGGAAAATTACCGGCATCATACCAGACTTCGACAGAGTTCGTGCCAAAAAGCCATACTTCGCGGTGATTTACTAATAGCGTAACAAGATTATCCGGCGAACCATCAGCGCTGGCGTATTGTAATGGATCAATTGATGTGCCTGTAGAATCCATAACCCAAAAGACTTGGCTGTTAGGCTGATTAAACACAAAATAAGTATCCAAAAAGCCACAGCCAACAGCGCCATAAAAGTTAGAACTAAGCTGGGTAAGAAAGTCAGAAAACGTCAATGTATTTGTGCCGCTTACCGTAGCAGCTACAGACAACACAAAAGTGGTTCCGTTTGTAATACTAGCGACTGTTGCACCACCAGGTATGCCGGGGCCAGACACAGGTTGAGTAGGATATATTTGCGTTGTATCTGTAGTCGTTACGGTAGTAAGACCATTTGTTGTCGTGCAAACCAATGATGGATTGCTGCTATTATAAATATAGCCATAAGCATTAGCCGCAATGAATAATTGCGTGCCATTGTCGGTCATTGTGACCTGAGTTGTTCCGGCTATGTTACCTTTATATGTTGCGTTCCAATTATTATCTATCTGATACAAACCGGTTCCAGAGACAACATAGCCTTTTCCATTGAACGTCCATAAGCCACGAATAGGACCAGAACCTATGTTATTGAGAAGCCGCAACCCCGGCACGCGTTGAAGCCAGGCAGCTTCTTTACCGCCTTCAGGAATAATCTCAGGGTATAAATTTATCATTTGAGCGTCAGCCGCATTAGGCGACCGCGCTTGATATGAGGAGCCAAGAATAGGCGTCTTCATTAGTAATTACCTGCAAAGATATTATATTTCTGACGAGTGCCCACAATGCTGTATGGGATCGCCATAACGCCATTTGGATTGTTAATGCGTTTTAAATTGCGTTTGCTAGACATAGCAATACGCGACACTTGTGGTGATGGCTCAACACCAAACTCAGGCGCTAATTCGCAAGCCAAATTATACCTAAACGCTCTTAAATATCCTGGCGGAAACGCTAATGTCGTCGCCAATGTCGCTGGCTGATAAAGCTCCGAGACGGATACAAAATGAAACTCTAGCAGTTTAGTTGGCACAGGATAGACAGATAAGCTAATATTCGGATAAGTTGGATTAGCAAACATCACTTGTGGGTAAGTGCTTGTAACCGTCTTGACCGCAATGCCATCATATTGCTGTTGATTAATGAGTTTGATGCCGTATGAGATCCCTGACGCTGGATCACGGAAATATGTTGCGTCGTCTAATAAAATTGGACGGACAGGCGTATAAAGAGGATCTAATGGCGTTAATGTGCCGGTAGGCCCAAGAGTGGCGTTCCGCGTGGATGGAAGCCAATTCATCACTTGGTCGATTGTGCAGTAGACTGAAAGACGCTCTATGTTCCACGACTCAATCATTTGATTAAGAGCAAACAACGCATCATCGGCTGACTCAGAAGATGGCGTCTCACCCTCTGCCAAAACGCCTAAAAGCCGCAACGCGCCGCATATTTGGTCATAAGCCGTATAGGCAGAACTACCTGACGGCGACGGTGATGGCGTAGGGCTAGGGACAATTGAGTCAAAGAAAAGCGCCATTTGGGCGGAAGTCCACCCAAAAGCTGTTTGTGCTGTAAGATAGAGGACATCGCCAGCATATACGTAATCAGCCGAGTTAAACTCGATCCAGACAGCCGTGTTTGGATCGGCGTTTACCGCTTGATAAAGAGTATCCATCAAGCCAAGCGCGGATACTGCGGTAAAAAAGTCCTGTCTGGATACATATGCTGTCATCAGAAATGAACCTTATTTAGCTTTGGCTTTAATCTGCGCCTGTATCTTTTGAGCTACAGCTTCAGTCGCAAGTTTATCATGTTCAGCCTGCAAAAGCGCCTGCAATTCGCCAACTGTTATCGTAATAGGCGTATTAGGATCGACTTGCGGTTGTGACGCAGGCTTTGCTTCTTGAGCAAAAGCGGGGGCCGAAATTAAAACTAATGCGATAACAATACGTTTCATAATTTCTCCTTAGAAGGCGTGGCAATTAAGATTTAATTTATCTGACGCTGTGAACGCAGTAAGGGTTCCTGCCGTACTATAATTTGCAACTTGTATGCTTGTCGTAGTCGAAGCTATCTGTTTCTGCAAGAATATAGATGTCGATTGCGTTGTAATATCAGAAACAGAACAAGCCCACCCTGTCGTAGCCGTTGGCATTGTAATAGAACAAGCCGCTGCCGTTGGGCTTGAACCTATTGTGACTTGAAAAGCCGCAGTTCCATTTGCCGTTACAGATGGCGAAGTTCCGCAACCACCAACTGATGTTGCTGTCGGGGCCGTAGGACTAACCATAATTACACCGTTGTTTTGATAGCCACCCACAACATTAAGTCCAAATTGATTAGTGGTTAATCCGTTTGAAGCGTTCCAATTCATAAGGTTTGCCGAAAATGCGCCAGCATCAGTATATGCTTGCAAAAGCAGTGTATTTGCACTTAATGAAAATACGAAATTTCTCTGCCCAGATGTGCCCGCCGAATTATACATAGATAATGCAGGTGTATTATTTGAAGCAACCAAAAACTGATTTGATGCTGATCCTGTGCTATTCGCTACAATACCATTAAATGTTTGTGTAGTAGTCCATGTATTTGCTGTGCTTAATAGAGGAATAGTAGCGCCGCTCGTTCCAGTATTAACAGTCGATGCTGTTCCAAGACCTGTAATATCCGTGTTCGCCAATTGAGCGACAGTAAATGCCCCGCCCGCAGTCGTTTGCTTAACAACCTGTGACGTTCCGCCCGTTGCGCTGAAATCGGTTGTGCCGCCAGGAAATGTTAATACAGATCCCGTGCCAGCCGCAGCCGCAGGTTTAATCTGCAATGTGCCGCTCGTAGAACCGCCCATTATAACAGAGCCCTGTGTCCCCGCTGCGCCAAGTGTTAAAGCGCCAGTAGCAATAGAGGCATTAGCTGATGTTGTTGGCGAAGCACCAGAACCGCCACCAAGAACGATCTGACCAGAACCTAATGCCGCCGTAGGAACTACCAAACCACCAGCGGTATTTGTATTATTGCCAATAGCAGTAACAACACCTGTGCCTGTAGTTGTTGTTGCAGGAGCCACACCTGCGCCGCCGCCAATAACAAGAGCATTAGCCGCAAGGGCCGCAGAGGATGACATACCAGTAGCACTGGAAAAGTAAGGAATACCGCCAGAAGTTCCTGTCGCCAACCCCGTTCCGCCACCAGCAACGCCTAAAATGTTCCAAGAAGTGACACCCGAACCGTTTGTGGTTAAAGCATAGCCTGTCGTGCCGTTAGTGGAAGGTACCTGAAATATTGTGCCGGTTCCTGCCGCCGCCGCAGTCTGAATTGTAGCTGTGCCGCTTGTAACACCAGACAATGTAAGCGTTCCGGCAGTCGTTCCCGCCACGCCAAGCGTAGGAGTTGCACTTGCTGTAACAGTATTTGCGGTGCCAGACGCTAAAAGCGTTCCGGCAGTTGTAGTTGCAGGAAATGTAGCCGTTGTCCAAGAAGGATTAGCCGCCGCACCTCCGCTTTGAAGATGCTGACCAGCCGAACCTGTTGCAATAACAGATGGGCCTGTGCCAGATCCGCCACCAACAACTAATGAATATTGTGCGAGGGCTGTGGTCGGAACTACGAAACCGCCGTTAGTATTAGTGTTATTTCCAATGGCTGTAACAACGCCAGTTCCAGTTGTGGTCGTTGCCGGAGCTACGCCTGCACCGCCACCAATAACAAGAGCATTAGCCGCAAGGGCCGCAGAGGATGACAT